GGTAAATACCACTTAAAGCAGAACTTGTAATATAACCTGCACCATTTGCTATTTGACTATTATCAGTAGGAATAGTAATTACTCCTGTTGTGCTATTATATGCTCCTGAACCTGCTGCAAAACTTAACGCTGCTCTTGCTAAAGCATCGGTGTATTGAGTAATTGTTGAAGCAATAGTAAACGAAGGGTAACTACCACTAACTGATATTCCTGCACCTGCCGTTAAAGAAACAGTTTGGTCAGGAGCAGAGTTTGTTATTACACCTGTTGTATTGTTGTAGCTTATTCCTGTACCTGCACTTAAAGCTAATCTTGCCCTTGAATCCGTAAAGTAAAGGTTACCACTTTCAGTAACTTGTGCAGTTGTATAATCTCCGCTTGTTGCAACTACTGCTCCTGTTCTACCGAATACCGAAGTAACAGGATAAGATATGTCGCTTGTTAAAGCTAATGTTCCTGTCGCATTAGGGAATGTAAAAGTATATCCTGTTGCACTTGGTAAAGTAAAAGTATTACTAATACCTCCACCGCTTGTGAACTTAACTCCATTAGTCAATCCACCTATATTCATATATCCTGCTAATGAACTACTTGAAGCATTTTGTAAGAATATACCTCCGTTGTTTTTAGTAGCATCCGAGAAAGTTTTTGTTCCGCCTATTGTTTCATTTCCTGTATTATGAACTACTAAAGCATCATTTGCTGGAGTATAACCTAAAGCAGTCGCTATTGATTTATTCTCCCATAATGAAGTTGAAGTATTGTAAAATAAACCTTGATTGTTTAATGGACTTTGTGCTGACACATTATGCAACTCATCCATTTCAAAGCCATTCTGTATCCTTACCTCTACCACACCTTGAGTTGGATGCGACCTTACCACAATACCAACATACACTAAATGTGCAGGAGCATATTGTTTAGTTGATGTCCACGCACCTGCGGTAGTAGAACTTAAATATAATTGTGTACCATTAGCATACGCTTGAGTATCTAAATCACCCAAAGAACCAATAACTACCACATAGCCGTTATTGTTATTAGTAATGTCCGTTTGAACAATACCATAAGTTTGAGCAGATGTAGCATCACCTGTTGCAATAGCCTTTGTTATTGTTGGTAGGTTTCCGTGTCCACCATTGATATAAACAACTGTTCCTTTTGTTAAAGTAGCACCTGTTTCGTTATAAACCTCCGTAATTAATCTTTGAGCCTCCGTAGCAATCGTAGGGAAAGTAGCTAAACTACCATCACCTCTTATGTATTGTGCAGTTGTTCCTGCTCCTGTTACTGCAATCGTTCCATTAGCCGTTAAAGGGCTATTTGCGACACTAAAAGCACTTGGCATAGATAAACCTATGGAAGTGATTAAAGTAGGAAAAGTGGTCAAGTTTCCTGCTCCGTTTACATATTGTAAATTAGTTCCGTTAAATCCTATGTTAATCGTTCCGCTTGTAGTAATTGGTGAGCCTGTGATGTTTAAACTATCTCCGCTTTCGGTAATCGCTACACTTGTAACTGTTCCTGTTGCTCCTGATGCCCTTTGCCATATTGAACCACTATAAATAACTTGGTCGCCTACAAAAAACACTATCGGCCCAGCACCGAAGTCAACTGTTCCTGCAACATTACATAAGTAAACATCACCTTGATTCCCTGTGCCATTTACAAGGGTTGGTGTGTTCGTAGCAGCGTTCCAAGTTCCTTTATACTCCATTACAGAGTTAGGAAGCTGAGATACTAATATCTTTCCGTTAGAGTCAAGCTTAGGTACACCATTAGCCACATCAAAAGCCAAAGAGCTTAACACCCCACTTGAACCTATGATTACATCTTGTAAATCCCTAACTTTCGCACCTCCGCTAATTTGTATCTGTTGACTCATTCTATTTCTAATTAATTATTTTACAATCATTCTTACAAACTCATCCACTTCTAATGGTCTTGCCGTTGCAAAGGTAAGAACTCCTGTCGCACTATTAAAGGACACATTCTCATCCGTTGGAGTACCACTTGTAGCTATTGCTCTAACCTCTACACCACCTCTTGTAACCGATATACAAGTAGCTCCGATTGCACCTGCAAAAGTCACACTTGTTTCACCACCTGCTGCTATATAAGAGAAACTATTCACGCTTGAAGTTGATATTGTAGAACCTCCGTCTATTACTTGAGTTCCTGTTATTGAATAAGCACCTGTTCCTTGTAATGACAAAGAATAAGTAGAAGCACCCTCTACAGGAGCACTTAAACTAATTGATGTGATATTAGCAGTTCCGCTTACTATTGAGTAGCCATAAGTACCACTATTGTCATCATTGTCATTGTCTATTGAGAATCTTACATCTATTGCAGCTCTGTTTAATTGCTTCTGCATTAAAGCAAGATAGGAGTAACCACTTAAGGCTATAAACCCATCACAAGTAACAGTCCATGAAGTAATGTCATTTTTAAACTCTCTGAACCAAGCTGATGTTTGAGAGGTAACTTCTATCTGATCCGTAGATGACTCAAAAGAGCAACTTGTAGAAGCTCCCATTGGAGTTCCTAGTGGTATAGTTGTAGTTACTTGAGCTACATTGCTTGATTGCGTATAAAGGGTAATTTGGTTGGTAGTTGTACCTGCGTAAATAACCTCAATTAGAAGCCTATCTGTGGCAGCTATAGTCGTTTGAGTGACTGTCATTGCCGTAGAATATAAGGTGCTTGTTAGGGCTGTAAGAGTGGTTGCTGAGGATGTAAACAACAAGGTAGCAACACTACCATTATATTTATATAGTTTATACTGAACTTGAGCACCTGCAAAGGCAGTCAAAATAGAATAATAAGCACTAAAAGTCCAAGTACCTGCTGGTATGGTTGTAACACCAGGATCAAGTGCATCCGTAATAAACGCAGCTATTGTACCTGCTCCTGTTTTAGTGAAGTTAACTGAAGTACCTGCCACTTGGCTTCTGCTTAATTCCTTACACACAATACTATCAAAAGTGCCTTGTGCAGTACCTCCATTAAAGTAATAGATAGCGTTGCTATCATATTCATATAAGACTATATTCGTTCCGTTTATTACTGATGCCATAATTAAAATATACTTGTTTGAGGAATGTATTTATTTACTCTTGTGCACTCAATCTCTGTATTAGATATCTGTAACAATGTCGCACTTGCCGTATTAGCTGGGTAAGATATTGTAGCATTACCTAACATATAAGATTTTGCACTAATGTTTATACTTGCAGGATCTGTGTCTGTTGCAAAAATAAGCTTTGATGCGTTTAGCACCCTATGGTTGGTATTTGATGTATAAAACTCACTTAAATTACAATCCACATTTATTATGTTTAATGCGTATGTATTTACATATTGCTGAACAATTAATTCAGCTAAAGTAAAAAACTCACCTGCTGGATCAAAACCATATCTATACCAACCCGATGCAATAGATTTATCGGTTAATACAAGAGAACCTTTTGCAGAAGGATAAAAAGAATCGCCTCCGCTACTACCATAAGGTAAGCTTATTGTTTTTGTATATTGTTTGTTTTCAACTAATGTTCCTGTAAGGTTATAGGCAGAAATATTTGACTTTATTTTTAATACAAAGTTTGTCAATGTTAGGATATTAATACCTTCTGAAATTCTATAAGCAAAGCTAAGAGGCCCTGAGCCTGGGAATATTTCTGTCTTTAAGTCTAATACAAAGTCTTCTGATGGGCCAGTTGTTTTAGGATTATATACAGTATATGATGTAGCGGTTGTTTGCCATTTAGCATCATCGTTTAAGTAATAAGTCACCGCACCTGTGTTTATTGTAATATCTATAAACCCTATAGGTGTAGCTTGTGATGGTGCACCTATTAGAATGTTTAATTGTAATGAATCCCCTGTTGTTACATAAGCATTAGAATTTGTATCTAATGTTACTGATGCCGTTCCTGCTGGGCCACCTGATGGTGCAGTTAATTCAAAGTAATAAGAATCAAAAGTAAGATTTGGTTGTAATAAGCAAGTGCCATCCCCTGTTGATGCTCTTACCCAATATGTAGCCTCTGTTCCATTATTATCTTTTAAGTCACCATTTGGTAGGTAGTTGTCAGCAATTTCTACACTTCCTTCTGCTATGATTTTATAAAACCCTTTCTTTATTACTTTAAGTTGGCTATTGTCAATAAAATATAATCCTGATGTATTGCCTAAATATGGCTGAATAGTAGAAGATGTGTTTATTATATTCCCATCTCCATTATTTACTCTTAGTCCTGTAGGAGCATACTCTGAATAATAAGCATTAATAGTTGCAAATTCGTTTATTGAAACTACCCACCACTTAGCTTTTGCTTGGAATATCCTACAACCAAATGACCTTGCTATGTTAGAAAGAATATCTAAGCAATTAGTATAATTATATTCATCTTCTAAAAGTGACCTATAATTTAAACAAGCTTGGTCAAAGGGATCTGCATATAACTGAGTGGCCCTAGTATACATACCAACTGAATAATAAGAGCACATTGTTATATAATTCCTATTATTCTTAAAACCTATACTATTAAAACAAGCCCTAAAAATATCTTTTAAAAGGATTATATCATTTACACCATAATTAGCATTCTCTGATACAAACTTTATGTCCTTAAGCATACCTAATCCATCAGTAGCATTAAATGCTGCCATCTTTCTGCCTGTAGAATAAGATATCTGAACATCATCATTTATTACAAAACCAACCCACTCTATAACAGAATTAACATACATTTCTACATATGTATATCTATCATTGATATTTGTAAAGTTTATAATGTCAGACAAGTCATCGGTAAAGTCAATAGTTACTCCTAATTGTGAGGCTATTATAGGCTCATACGGATCATCTGAGCTTGGTATATACTGCAAGTTAACATCAACCCCTTGAAGGTCTATAATAGCACCTACATAGCTATCTTGCCATATCTTAAGCTCAACATCTTTGTTTGCTCTTGTTGCAAATAATACTGAATATTTTTGTCCGTATGCCATTATCCTCTTCTAAGTTTTAATGATGAATTAGACCTTTGTATAGCCAAAATTAAATCATTGCCTCTTAATACAAATTCTCCACTTCCGCTACCTCCACCAATCATATCTTTAAGTTTGTCTAATGGAGCAACTACCTCAGGGTTATTTTGTGCACCAGGATACTCACCCATTAATCCCATTGTAGGGCCACTAACTATACCACCATTAGCGAATAACTGAGAACCTAATCCCATACCACCACCAACTAGATTACCAAACATTTTCATTGCCCCACCAGCTTTAGCTAGTTTGCCTTGTCCTCCTGGTAATAGTGATATAATGGCAACTGCAATAGCTGCTGCTATAGCTACCTTAATTAACTTTTTAATTATATCCTCAAATGCCCTTGATAACACTTCCCCTATACTTGCTCCTTTTTCTAATAACATATCTAAAGCTGGGCCTAATGCGTTCATTAAACCAATGCCTATTTTAAGCAATTCTGCCGTTACCGCCTTTGTTTCTGCTAAAACTGTTTCGTTTGATTTTTTTCTAAGTTCTAATATTGCATCTATGTATTCAGATAGTTTTACGCTTCCATCCATAAAGCCTTTGTCTAATGCCATCCGCATATTTTCTTCAGCTAACTTTATTTTATCAAAACTACCCTCCGCTTCACTTACTTCTAATTGATATTGTTCCCTTAAAAAAGCAACTCTGTCTTTTGATGCTTTCTTTTCATAAGCCATCTTAGCTTTAAATGCTTTTGCTGCATTTGACGGATCTAATGCAGGTTCTGCAACATATGTTGTTTCTCCGCCTGACGCTGCTAGTCTTTTAGCTACATATGCAGCTAGTTTGGCTGCTTCTTTCTTAGCATTATCTCCTTTTTGCTTTATAGCACTACTATCCAATGATTGTGCATCTGCATTCTTATTGGCTGCATCAGTATTTTCATCTAGCTTTTTTGTATATAACTCTATGTTTAATTGTGATTGCTTAATCTCTTTCGCTTGTTTAGAAAATGCACTTATTACTACATTTGATGCAGAATTAAACCCAAGCATACCGCCTGTAGCCAACCCATAAACAGTACCCATAAAGCCAAGGTTTTTAACAACCTCTTCGCTTTGCTGATTTTGTAGTTTAAATATTTTTGTTTCTTCTTCTGCAATTAAAGTAGCATAAGCCGTAGCCTTAGCTCTTCTTATTAAGGCGTTTGATATTTTATCATAAACCAAAGCCAATTTATCACCATCTTGTATATCTAGCTTTTGTAACTCAATATTGCCTTCGTATTCTTTTTTTAATGACGCTAAAGCCCTTTCTCTTTCATTGGTGCTTTTTGTAGTATCATTTATTATTTTAAGCAATGATTGGTCTGCTGCTATTTGAGATTTAGCTTGACCAATGCTTGTAGCTAACTCCTCGTTCATTTTTTTATTAGCTATAGAAAATGCGTCTATTCCATATATTAATTGAGCTATTTCTTTTTCATAAGCCGTTGTAATTGCAATCAATGCTGAAAAAGCTAAATAAATTGGGCCTGTAGCTGCTGCAAATCCACCCACTAAGGCAGGTAGGTTATTTTGAATACCTCTAAAACCATAAGGCAAATCTTGAATAACCAATGCAAGGCTTGTCCATTGCATATTTGTTTTTTTAAGTTGGTTACCCATTGCTGCCGAAGATTGTGCCGTCTTTGTTTGAGCAGTAGAAAGTTGATTCATACTAGCAGCTAAATCATCTACACTTTTTTTAGTAAACTTTAAATCTAAATTATTATCCTTTAAATATTGGCTAAGCTTCTTTGCTGATGCAGGAACATTACCTAAATCAAAGTCAAAGACTATCTTAACCATTTGATTATCTGCCATTATATTGTCGGTTTAACGATTTTGTATTTAATTAAAACTTCTTTTAGTTCTTCTTCTGTCATAACCCTTGGTTTCACAAAGTTACGAGTATCGCAGTCTAATTCAATAAGCTCTTGTGGTTTCACTTTCTTACCCTTAGGTAGCTGAATATTAATTAGTAGTGTTGTCTGCCATCTAGCTCTGATCCATTTCTGTTCTTCCTCGTGTCTATATCCATACCACACAAAGTCTAATTCAGCCATGGTCATCTCCCAAAACAAATGGGGAAGCACTTTGCACTCCCCCATTGTATATCTTTCTATGTCAATCCACTCTAATTTTTTTTTACTCCATCCTTTTTACTTGACTTTGTTGGCTTATCTTCTATACCGCTATTCATACTTTCGGAAAGTGCCGCCATTACTTCTTGGAACTTTTTACCACCCATTCCACCCATGTCATCTATCCAATCACACACTTCCATCTCTGTAAAGCTTGGAGTGATTCCTTGAGAATATAATGGATATTCAGCAGCCGATTTCATCAAGTTAACAATAGCATCAAGTGAGTCTTTACCACTTAAGGCTTCTCCTATGTCAGAAGGCCCTATCCCTTGTAATTGACAGAATCTTTTAAGACTCCAAGTACAAAAACGCATCGGTATCTTCTTTCCATCGGAAAGAGTTAATTCAAATTGTCCTCTCATATGTTTGGTTTTTTTAGTTTCTAGTTTTTACCCTGAGTCAATACTCCTGTTCCTTTAAAAGAAACTGAGTAAGTAACTGGATTCTCCATATCGGCAGTCATGTCAAGACTTTCAATAAACGCAGAACCTGACCATTTAGCATCATCTACAATTGGAGTTGCTCCTCCTGCTGTAACTGTAGTAAACATAACTGTAACTGCGGTTCTAGCTAAAGCCAACGCACTTAATTCTGGAAGGCTTACATAGGTCGCAATTGTTGTTGTTGGAGAAACTGTAGCTAAGCCATCAGTAGTTAAAGACCAAGACCTTTGTCCACCAATCTCATCAGCCCATCCACCACTTTCTTTTGTAGAAGCGTCTGGAGCATCTATTGCAATGCTTAAAGAACAAGAAGTAGAATACGCTATTACTTCATTATTAACTAGAACTACTAATGAAGTTCCGTTAAATACACCTGTTGTTGCCATTTTATTTTATTTTATATTATGTTAATTGATTCACGAAATGATCCATTGTTATCACCCTTCTAAACACATATGCCTCATCCACATAGTCAAAGGTAGCAATATTACTACCAACCTTTCTAGTGACTATATTAAAGTCAGGCCCTGCATTTGGATAACCACCTGGGTATGTACCTATTATTTCCAATAATTCATTGGTATAAGTATCTACCGTTTTTTGCCCTACTTCACCTGCTTTAAAAGTCCTATAAACTATGTCAAATTGGATAGTAACATTAAAAGCAAAACTTTGTTTATTGCTATCCTCTGCCTGTGTTTGACTGCTGATAATTAAAAAAGGCGGCTCTACTGTATCAGGTGCTATGGTATCATAGGCAGCCAATGAGTAAGAAGCCGTTATTAACTTATCGTAATAAGCTTTTCTTATTGCATATCCGCAGTCCTTCATTTTGGTACAAATTTAATGAAATATATTTATATCTTAACAGACTTCAATTTCTTAATCATAGATGTAAAGACTTCGCTATAAGCACTAAACATATATGGCCTGTATGGAACACCTATTACCTTTTTTGATTTTTTGAATGTTAAAGCATAAGCTTCTAAATCAGCCATATTCACATTTTGGTAAACAGGTATCTGAAATCTTGTTCCTGTTCCAAACTCTACATAAGGAGCATATCTAACATTTGTATTACCTGCACTTACACTAGCTCCTTTACCTGGTTGATATTTAGCGTGTCTAATAGAGCCTCTTAGAGCTCCTGTTTTTACAGGCACTTCTTGTTTTGCTTTGGCTGCTATTTCTATAACTGCTGCATCAATAATAAGCTTAGATTCATCCATCATTTTTTGAGGGGCTGCATCAAACCTTTTGATTATCGCATCAACACCATATATTTTTACACCAAACTTTGCCATTACTTAAGTGTTGCACAACCTATTAAATAATATTGATTCAAGTCAGCTTCGTTAATAATAGAATTAATCATATAAGTCCTTGACTTCCAAGTTATTACAAGAGCATTAGTAAACACTTTGCCTGTTGTATATCTGATTCTAAATGTAGCTCCATCATTAATACTATCCTTACCTGCTATATTAGTCCTAGAATTGGTATTAGTGACCAATTCAGCCCAGCAAGTGTAGTATGGTACTAAAGTATTCACAAACCCTCCTGCACTATCAGAAACGCTTGTTTTAGTATTAAAAGTAATCCTATTTCTTAATTTTCCTATCATTAGAAGATAATACTTACCCTTTTGTAAGGTTTCATTAATTCGTAAGCCGTTGTTAAGTTAGCTGAAGGTTTAGAACTTTCAACACTTGATTCTCTGTATTCGTACAAATCACCTACCATCTTCAATAGAGCCGTTTTCATAGACTCTGGAGTAGTAGCATATCCACAAGTATAAGTGAATCTAAAATCACTCATAAGGGGGGATGTGAAATAAACCTTTTTGTAGGTATCACCCAAAACTCTATAATCTCCAACTGTCATTGCTACCCAATCTTCCCCATCCCAATACTCTACCAATGAAATAGTGTTAATAGGGGCATAAGGAAGCTCAATAAACTCATCTACATAAGCTACCACCTTTAGGGTTCTAGCAGTCATAGCAACCGAAGCATACTGCTCTAATCTGATCCTAGCGGTATCTATAAGGCTTTGGATTAAAGTATCATCCTCACTATAATCTACCCTTAAATAATCCTTTGCTGCTTGTAAGGTAACTATTGTTGCCGAAGGGGCTACTGTTGTAGTTACATCTCTTAGTATCTGCATTATGCTAATTTTTACAAAAATAACTAAAATTTAGTGTAAACAAAAAGGGATAGCTTTCTAGGCTATCCCCTTGTATTGTAAGTTGACAATTAAGTCATATTACCTAAGCAACATTGCCAAAATCCCCGTACACAAACGCACCAGCGTAGTAGATAGGTAAAGCGATACGAGCTTCAACACGAACTGTGATTAAGTTCTTTGTGAAGTTGTCACCGTCCATTTCAGAGAACTGAACAGAGATACCTTGATTTTGCATGATTTGAGCACCCATAGACCAGTCACCTACTAAGAACTTATCTACTGCGATTGCAGTTGATTTGTAAAGAGGGATACCAGCGATAGATACATTACCATCAGTTGTAACAACTGTAGAAGCAGGTAAGCTATAAGCAGCGTTAGTGTTCTTAGTGTTCATGATAGCAGCCCAATCAGTTGGGTTAACCATAATACCTGTAGCAGAGTAGTTAGAACTTTCTAACTGAGCAATAGCTTGAACTAATTGTTCAACATCTACTGTAGCAGCACCAGTTGCAGCAGTAGCTACACCTAAGATACCTTGTAAGTTAGGAGCAGTACCATCACCACTTAAGATTTGAGCATCTTCTGCAATCAAATACTTCTCTAACAAACGAGATTGTAAGAAAGAAGTCATAGCAGGTATATCATCTAACATTTGGCGAGAGATACGAACATAACCAGCGATGTACTGAGCAGCTGCATCTTTCATTGTGATATCAAAATCAACTTGAGCTTTAGAACTTCCTTGTACTTGAGCTGCTGGAGCACCTTCTCCACCACTTTCATAAGGGAAAGTAAATAAACCTTGATTAATTGTTCCGATTGGTAACAAACTTCTTAAATGCACTTTACGAGAAGGCAAAGCATATACTTGATTAGCATATTGACGAGTGATGTCACCTGTCAAGTTAACTGCTTCTGTCATATTACCTACTGCCTTTGTATCCAAGATAAAGCTTGAACGCTTTTGTTCACCACGAGCTAATTTTGCTAAGTTATCGCCATTTTGTTCGATAGCGTCTGCAAGGCTAGCATTAAAACCTTTTACTTCTGTTTGATTCATTTTTGAACGATTTTGTTTTGCTTCCAATTTTTCGATTTCATCTTTAACTACTGAGATTTGAGCTTTTGTAGCTTCTAATTCAGATTTAACGCTTTCTAATGCACTAGCATTATCAGCCTTTGCACTTTCGATTGCTCCGTTTACTTCGGATTTGATGCCTTCGAAAGCACTTTTAATTTCTTCTACCATTAGTTGAAAATTTTAAATGATTGTAAATATTTGTTTACTTCTATTTCGATAGAAATCATCGGATCTTCTTCCTCAGTTGGCAATGCTTCTTCAGCGGTTGGCTCAGGAGAGATTGACTCTTCATCTTCCATCTCAGATAGATATTGTTGTAATTGCTTGAGTTTAAGTTCTAACAACTCAAAAGTTTCATCAGTAAAGTGTCCATTTCTCAATGACTTAATGGTTTTACCCATCTCATCAACTAGAGTTGACTTAATCTGACTTTTAACTCCTACTGTTGGTGTATTTGCGTTTGCACCCCACAATACTGAACTACCCTCAAACAATTTTATTTCATTGATTTCATTGTACCCTGATTTCTGTTGTGACTTAATAGTCTGAAATCCGATACTATGTTCTGTGATATGACCATCTTTGTATAACTCATACAAGTCATTACCTAAAGTTGTATTAGGTAACTTAACACTTGCCTTTAAGCCATAACCATCTTCCATCATCTCATATGGTTTAGCAATAGGCTTGTCTGTAGAGTGGTTCATTAAATGCCAAATTCTGTTTTTAGCTTGTGGGCCATTTTCCTTTAGTGTCTTAGTAAAAGCACCTGGAGTGATTACATCACCATCGGAATCCACATTACCAAAAGCAGAATAGTACATAGTAATAATTCTACTTCCATCCTCCATATCTATTGGAGAACCTTCGATTGATTTCTTGTTATAAAAATTACTCATATTTATTTGTTTAAGCGACATACACCGTGCAGCATCGGCAGTTGCAGTTATTCGCTGCTCCACCACTTGCATCATGTGCATATTGCATTTCAATTACACCGTAGTTTGGAGTGTTTACTAGGAATGGTTGATTCACAGGTATTCTTACTCCACCATCATCAGGATTCGTTTGTCTGTCTAATGCGATATGCCAAGTTCTTGGACTACCAACATATTCAGAGTGAACCCATTGTTTTAGCAAAGGTATATTAATTCCTTGTGTTGCCCCAATCGCACCTGTGCTTAAAGCTTGATGAGATTCTGTTCTTGCTATTAATAAACTCCTTGAAACATTTATCTTACCCTCTCTTAGCATCTGTATAGCCATTGCGTTTACTTCGTTTGTAGAAAGGTTATTAGCCCTTCCATAAGCAATCGCATTGTTTAGTATCCTAGCTATCTCATTATCCGTTGTGTTTTGTATGCCGTACATTTTTGGGCCACTAATCGAAACCCAGTACGACAACATAAACGCTAACCACTCATCCATTATGTTTAACGGATCAAGGTCAAAATCTTCTGCCTTCTTATACTTGTCAAATATCTTTTGATACCTCATAGCAGTATAACCACCAGTACCTTCGTACAAAGTTCGTAAAATATTGCTAATCTTATCTTGGTTAAAAAATGTCTTGTTATAGTTCGCTAGTTGGAATACCCCCATCTCTTTTACCAACTCCGCAGCTTTGTTAAAATCACTTTGTAAGGCCTTTTGTATTTTGGGCCTAAACTCCGTGATGGACTTCCTCGCTATGGTTTGTTGCAAATTGAATTGCTGAGAAGGTTGTAATATCTTGGACATCCATATTATTTTACAGGAGGCAAATTATAATCTCCTTGTTGTTGTGCATCTCTTGGATTCTGCAACATTGTTAACTCATCGATAGGCAAGTAACCAGCAGGTATGTAGATAGCATTCATGACATCATCTTGAACAGTATCGTATCTCATTGCTTGTCTTTTTTCGTTAGGAGTAATCCACCACGATTGAGAAAGGATAGCAGATAACTCTTTCATATCCTCTTGTAACTCTGGGAA